GTTTTTCGATCATACTCGTGTTAGTCGCGCCTTGAAATCAATAGGCGTTGAATACACGATGGCTGATAAAGAAACCGAGTCCATTGCCTTCATCCCGATATCAAAAGCAACATTCTTAAAAAGAAGGTTTGTTTTTAGTGAGGATTTAGGCGCTGTGGTCGGCCCTATCGACCATGACTCGATATCTAAGAGGATGGTACGGTGTGTGAAGGGGAAAAATTATGTTCCTCAACAGCACATGCTAGCCGTTATCAAAGACTCCCTTGAGGATTATTTCTTCTATGGGAGGTACGTGTTCGAGGATCGCCGAGCCAAATTTTATTCCATTGCGTATGAGAATGGCTTGTTGGATTATGTTGATAACAGTAATCCGTTCCCATCTTGGGACGAATTATTGAATCGATATAACGTAGCGTCCGAACCGTATCGGGTCAAAGTTTTAGGGAAGGTAGAGAAAGAGGTCCTAGCGAGATTAAGCGAATCCCATTTTGATACTGTAGTACCACAGAGTGGGTATAGTCGGATACTCCCTGTGCAGCGAATTCAGTATTTAAGGGGCAGGGCTATTCAGCCCTATTGCTCATGTGTGGCCCCTATTCAAGTAGGCTATGAGCGAACCGGTGGAGCGGATTCTACATTGAGCAGTAATGAATACCGCGTAAATAATCTGCTCTCTAATAACACCGATACATCCGCCATGGGAACTACTACACCAGCTATGCCTATTGATGTGCCGTCCAATTCGGGCGTCGCTCAATCCGAGCTGGTAACAGGATATTCCCAACAACAGCAGACCACTCAGTTTTCCGATAATTCTATGGAAGCGCTATATACTCAGCCGTCATACGCTGATCCAACACGTTGCATGGATAAAATTTCTACCGGAGAACTTGGTGATTTTCTGTCGCGACCGACATTGGTTAAAACTGTCACGTGGATTCAGGACACTCCTCTTTCCACGGTCAGTACTGATGTCTGGTCTGCCTTTTTCTCTGCGGCACCCATTCTTAGGAAAATAGAGAACTTCGCATTTTTCCAAGGTGAGATCCATATAAAGTTGATGATTAATTCGTCACCTTTTAATTATGGCGCTTTGTTAGCGGCTTATGAACCGCTTAAAGCCTTTGGGTACGATCTAAGTTCGACCTCTGCGGTCGCGGCTTTGCGAACATG